TTTTTTTTTGAATTGCTTACCTTTTGAAAAAAAAACAAAAAAGCGGTTCAACTTAATTAGTCTCGCCACTTCTTCAATTCCACTTAATACACTCTTATCAGCATTTATTGCTCTTATTTTTTCACGTCTAAAACGTTCTACGTGTTCAGGTCTCGCGCTATCACAATAAAAATTAATATTTCCATAACGTGCTTTTATACCTAATGCAACAGTTACCCAATAATCAATCTCTTTAAACTGCATTGCATGTTCTTCAATCAAATACCATTTATTATCTTTATCAATACCAAAAACTACTATTGATCCATAGTGACTATAACCCCAGTCAACTCCAGCTATGTAAGTTTCAAACTCAATTCCAGATATATCACTTATAAAATGTTTATTTCCATCAAAATCACTATATACGACACCTTCACCAGTTACCCATAGTTCTTTTATATCTCTATCATAAAACATACCAGAAGGGGTTGATTCTTTAATATTTTTTATATATCTTTCCGATAAAAAAGTATTGTCATCTAATTCAAAATGATACGATATAATATTTTCGCTTTCGCTATCAATATATTCTTTTTTAAGCCAGTGTTCAGGGTTGTCGGGGTTGGTGTCAAATACTATCCTTGCTCCATCACCTGAACAACGTGAGATAATTTCTTTAAATACCGTTTCATTTGCTAGTGAAGCCTCGTTTATATATGCGCCAAAGGCTGTCATACCTCGAATACCCCCAAGCCCAGCTATTGTCCCTGTAAAAGCCTGTACGACCTTTACACCAAATAAAGTAAATGAATTGTGCTTATCGAATTTAATATCTAATTGATACCTGTTGTATATTTCTTGCAAAACGTTATTTTGAATTGTTTTACTAGATACTCCGGCTAAAATATACATAGGTTCTTTAATTTTTAACCTATCAGCTATCTTTCTGACACGTCTTAACTCACGTAAGAATATATCATTATTAATTACTGTTTTACCCGTTCTTTTAGCTCCATGAAGTCCTAATATAAAAAAATCACTAGTATTAGTTCGTTTTAATATTTCAATCTGTTTTGGTGTGTATAATTTATTTAGATCCATTAATTTCACCGTCCACAATATCAAATAGTTCAGCTATCTTGTCTTCTTGACTAGTACTTGTTTTTAATTCAGCTTCAGCTGCTTTAGCTTGTTGGGTAATGAGTTTAGTTCTTGCTTTTTGTTCAGCAATATCATACTTATCTTTAACATTTGTTACTTTTGTTATTGCTTCAAAGGCTCTTACATTTCCTCCTGCTGCTTGTTGGAACATTTGAAAAGCTAATAGCATTTCATTTGTTGGATCAAGCCCTAAACTTTCAAGCGTGTCTTTTGCTTTTTCACTAGATACATCAGCAGCAAGTATTATTTCCATAGCTTTCTTTAAATCAGCTTTCTTTTTCCTTGCTTTTCCACTTGCTTTACCACCTTGAGATGCGATTTTAGAACGTTCAGCAGGAGTACGAGTATTAATAGGTTTTAAATTCTCCAAGCTTTTTTTACGCCCCAAAATCTATCACCCCTTTTTATTAATATTCATTATAAGTCTTAGGCCTTATCTTTTTATTTTTTTCTCTTAAGAATTGAAGCTTTTCGTACGCTTTTTTGTCATCTCGTCCCTCTCTTTGTAAGTTACCCATTAATCTAGCGTATCTAGTTTGACTGTATCTTTTTTGTTCGAATTGACCTCTTTTATCTAACCCTTTACCTTGTTTTAATTTTTCTCTTCGTTCTTTCAAACTTCTTTCTACTCTTAATCTGTGTCTTGCTGCTCGTTTTAACCCTGTTTGTCTTTCAGCACTTAATTTATTAGAATTAGTACCTATTTTGTAACTATTTGTTTTTTTAACAGCAATCACTCCATGAGTTTTTATACTTTTACTTTTTATTCTTCCCGAACTTGCTCCTCTACTTCCCATTATTTTCACCTTCTTTCATTCTTTCAGTAACTGCATTCTCTATATAAATTATTTCTACGTCATCATAATCAAACTCTATCTTGCCACCGTATACAATTAATCGCATAGGTTGAAGTCTTTTTAACATTTCCTTAACTCCTGCTTGCCATATCTTCATAGCGTTACTATCTCTTTTAACTCCAATAGTTGAAATAGACAACGTTGCGAATTTAGGTAAACCGTCAAAACAGAAGTTAAAACTATTTTCATCAGCCCATGTCACAGTTGGAATTACTGTAAGTCCGCTATCTTGCATTATTTGACCAATTAAACGACTTCTATATACATTCCACACCATCATAGCAACTGGCATATCTAAATATAAGCTAAAGTCAGGAGTAAGTACACAATCAAATTGTTTTAGCTTATCAATGTAATATTCCGGGCGTTGCCAAATTCTTTCAAATTGATAATCATCTAAATAAAAATGTACACCTTTGCTATAATCAGGCTTGTTTAACACGTAATTAAAACCTTGTAAGTCATTTACTGTATGATTAACCGCCGTTAACGTTGGCATTTGATAGAAACCACTCACACGGCTTTCATCATAATCAAATAAGTTGTACTGTTCAATTGTCGTGTCCCTATGATGTTCTTTTTCTTCTTCCTCTATAATTTCATTATCAGTATTATCAACGCTTAATTCAATAGGTTCAAATTCTAAACCAAAATTACTCATATCTAAATTAATATCTTGCATTTCAAGGTTTAAAATTTCATTGTCAAACCCTGTCGCAAGGTTAGTTGAGTTAGTTGCTAATATATATCCTTTTTTCTCTTCGTCTGTAAGATGTGACAATCGAACAAAAGGCACTTCATCAAGTCCTAACAGTTTAGCCGCTTCATAACGACCATGGCCAGATAAAATCATATTGTTTTCATCGATTTCAATAGGATCATTAAAGCCAAACTCCTCAATTGAATTAGCAATCTGTCTAATCTGTTTTTTAGTATGAATTTTAGCATTGTTCTTATACTCAGTTAGTTCTGATATTTTAATTTTATCTTTGTTCAATCTTTGTTCACATCCTTTCTTGACAAATAAAAAAAGACAGTCGTTAAACTGTCTAGGGAGTAAATATGATAGGTGATTTTAGGTAGAGATTTAATACTATGAAAAAAATAAAAAGTTTACTGTACACATCTGCTTATAAAAAATCTAACTAATAACAATCTCTAGGAGTCCTCTACCTAAAATCTTATATTACTATTATAGCACTTACCTACTTACTTTTGTTTATCTCTTATTACTTTGTTTTATCTTTTTTTACTTTTTGGAATAACTTATCAATTTTAACTGCTTTTAACGCTTCGGAATGTTTTCTGTTCCTCGTATTAGCCTCAATTTTTAATAAGTGATCAATTTCTAACCAATCTTTGCAATCAAAGTATCGATATTGTAATAATAATCTATACTGTAAATCTTCAACGTTTTTAATACAGTCAAATATTTCTCTTTCTGTCTTAACAAGCTCTACAGTATTATCTATAATTTCACGTTCTAAATTATCGATTTCATAAATTAAATTATCCCAACTATATTTGTTACCACCTTTTATTTGCTCTTTTGCATAATCAATAGGTTTAATATTATGTTTTAACATGGCTCGTCTATCTTTAATCTTTTCTTCGTTAGAAGCTATTAAATGCTTAATATACCATAATTTTGATAAAAATTTCTTTTTTAAATTAGTATCACGTTCTTGTTTTTTGTTCATTTCTTCCTCCTGTTATTATATCTCTTCAATGAAACTACCATAAACACCATTACAGAAATTAAATATCACATTTCTTTAAACATAGATTTTTCCTCCTACACATATATATGCTGCATAATATATTTCTTCTCTTTTCCAGGTCCCTTCTTTTGAATAATAAATTCCTGTTTCTTCAAATCTTTTATTTTCTATAACCTTGATATCTAAAACATGCTCTGAAAACTCTAAACTCATAATAAAATCATTGATTAAATCTTCTAGTTTCTCGTCTTTATTTTCTTCAATTTTTACTATTCTTTTAATTCCAGTTACTTTTATTCGTAGTCTTTTTTCTTTCTCATTAATCCCAAACATCATTTATCCTCTCTTCAACACTAAAAATATATCGTACCAATCTTCACGTTTTTTGTTAGGTATAATTTTAACTTCATCTACTTCCCAACCATTCAACTCTCTAATTTCAATTTTTTTCCTCAACTCAGATTCAAAATCATGTGTACCTTCCCCAACATAAAAATCAAAATGCATTATTTTTGTTTCTCTCATTATTATCCTCCTATAATTTAACTCTTCCACATTTCTTGCACTCTTCAAAACAATGCATACCTATTTCTTTATACACGTATTCATGTATGCAAAATGTTTGTTTTATGAATAAATATATATCTCCTATCATTATCCAAATATCTCCTTTTTAAATATATTAGTGCTTGCTACCTTTTTCTTAATATAATTATCTTTAAACATAGATTTTCCCTCCTACACATATATATGCTGCATAATATATCTCTTCTCTTTTCCAGTTCCCTTCTTTTGAATAATAAATTCCTGTCTCTTCAAATCTTTTATTTTCTATAACTTTAATATCTAAAACATGTTCTGAAAACTCTAAACTCATGATGAAATCATTGATTAAATCTTCTAGTTTCTCATCTTTATTTTCTTCGATTTTCACTATTCTTTTAATTCCAGTTACTTTAATTCTTATTCTTTTTTCTTTCTCTTTTTCCCAAAACATAATCAATATATCCTTACCTCTTATTCTCAAACGTAAGACAAATCCTACATATTGCCCACACAAACGTTATTAAATATACATCCTCTTCAGTAAGCTTAGTATTACACATTATCATTATGAAACCAAATAACAGTATGATTCCAAACCATTCAAACACACATCTAAGCATTGTATACCTCCTTCAACTGCTTAAATTCTTGCAACTCTCTAATTCTTTCTTTTTGCTGTTGAATTGTCTGATACTGCCTTATATTCTCAGTATTCAATTTTTCGATATTCTCACTTGAAATATACACACCCACCATCAATCCTACAGTGAACATCGCTAGTAACATTGAAAGTGTGATTAGTATAATTTCTATGTTATTCCAGATTTTCTTAAACATTCCTTATCCTCCTACACATCTAAATTAATCATTCTCATTGATTCTTTGAAAACACGTTTTATATTTATTTTTAAAGTTTTTTCAAATTCCATCAAAAATTCACCGTAATGATAAGTTATAACTGTAAAAATTGTTGAATCATAGACTCTATTAACTATTCTCATACCAAATTTACGCTCAACGTCATCACATAGTATTCTTAATTCATGAAAATATCCGTTACTTATTATCAATTTTTTCTCAGTCTCTTCTTCTATTTTG